GCGCCAGTTGAGCGAAATGTGTCGCCGCCTGCGCCAGTCGGAGCTGAACCAAGATTAACAGTTTGAATCGTCATTTTCTTACTCGCATAAAAAAAGCCCCTAAATAGGGGCTTTAAAGGGGTTTAAATTAAGGGTAAAAAACTTGGGTGAATGTTGTTGAGATTTGCCAAACATCACCACCTAAACAACGGGGTTGATATTCACCTGTTTTAACTCGAACCTCACCATCTAAAGGCGAATCCCAAAGAAACGAGTCAGCTCCTTTGTGATCATCAAAGAATGCTTTGATTTGCATAATTTCGGCTTTTTTTGCTGTCCGTGAATATTGCCAAGTACCTGTTCGGTTATTGATTCCTATTGAGACATTTTGCTCATATCCATCACCAAACTTAGATGACAAAGTATTAAAGCTCTGTGAACCTGAATTACCCTCTAAATCTTGGCACCAAGTGAATTTACGATTACTCATCTTTTTTTGACCACTCAACTTTCATACTAACCGGACTATCTTTAAAACGTTTTTTGCAACTTTCTAGATCCTTCGTATCTTGATCTGGAGCGAATAAACCTGCCCGCCTACTTTCACGAACTCCCCATTCTTTTAATTGCTTGTCCATTAAGTCAGCAATTTTAGTACTCTTAGATTGTTTTTTAAAAATGAGGGTGAATGACAATCCAAAGACGAAACCCGTTGCATATTCAATTAGATTAAAATCAATTAAATTTGCACTTATGTAGAAAACTACAGCAATCAATAAAGCAAGCAGAAAAGTCATAATGTACTTTTTCACTTTTGTACTCCCATTAAAAAACCCACTCATTCGAGTGGGTTACTTTGATAATAAACCGCCTTGTCGCTGTTGTTGACTTAAGTACTCATTGACATGCCGCGCAATCGCCTCACCTAACCCTATATGCTTATGAGCCACCGATTTAAGAGCTTCATATTGCTTTTCGCTCAAAACAAAAATTACACCATCAATATCTACAAGCCAATTATCGAATTGGATAGGGAAAGTTTCCCCATCTCGTTCATAAGTCTTATTTGCCTCTCTTCCACGTTGACCAACATAGGTTACTGTGCCGCCCAGTAAACGTGTTACTTCATCATGATTACCGGTGTATTGCCCTGTTTTCTTAAATTGAATTGCCTTCATATTCTCACTTCCTGAAAAGCAATAAACCCACTCAGTAAAGTGGGTTTATTTGGGTTTAAGTGGTTAAATTTAGGTATTAGCGTCTCACTAGATTAAACAAGACACCACCTTGACGGCTTTCGCGTCTAGCCCATGCGTCCATTGCATTATTCAGAGATTCAGCAATTTGCTTTTGCCCTTGTGTATTGACGCTTGCGGCTCCATCAGCAAACGTAATTTGCTGACTAATTTGCACATTGCCCTCACTAGACCCGTTTTGACGATTATTTAAATAATTCGTCAAATCTTTGTTCTGTTGAGGGTTTAATACACGTTCACCACCATCTAAAAGCCATGTACCTTCACGCGGGATATTATCTATACCGTTGTGGGCCATACCTTGGATTGTTTGAGCTGCCATGATACCAACTGAAGCGTAACCTGTTGCCCTAACAACTCCAGCCAAAACACTTCCATAAGCGCCACCTTGTGCCAGTGCTTTTGTAGCCCCCTCTTCTGTGTTAACAATTGCTTGAGCTATTGAAGCAGCCTTAGAGGCAAAGAACATAGTTTTGTAAAGCGCATTTGACTTCCCAACACTTTGCTCTAATAGTGCGGTCATGTCTGAAAAAACCTGCCCCGTCATTCCAGCAATTTGCGAATAAACTTGCATCTTGGTTTCAAAATTCTGTTGATCCAAATCACGCTCTTTTTGTGCGTAATCTGCATCAAGTGCAGCTTTTGCTTTCAAAAACTGTTCACGAGCAGCCAACAATTGAGCGTTACGCTCACTCTCATTTTCAATCAATTTAATGCCAGACACTTCATCGTTGTAGGATGTTTGGAGTCCTCCGAAATCTGAAGAATATTGATTTTGCAAATTAAACTTTGAAAACTCTTCAGGATTAAGTCTATTAAATAGAGATTGAGCAGAGTTCTGACCAACTTGAAAGACGCTGTCAGAAGCTTGGTTTAAAGTTTCAAAAATTGCATAATCCTTAGATTTTGCCATCTCTTCGCGAACACGTTTACTTAAACTATAAGTTTGAAGTATTTCTTCACGTTCACGTTGGTAACGCTTCACAACAATTTCAGTCTGATTTAGATAACCCTCAAACGCCGACTGAATTTGTGCATCTTCTTCGCGTTTTACGGCAGCAATTTCAACTTGTTTTTGACGCTCAAGAGCAGCTTTAATCTCTAAAGCTTTTTTCGATTTCCCGTACTCATACTCGGCATTAGAGTCGATTAACTCTTTTTGTCGATCAAAGTTTTGTTCAATCTGCTTGATTCGATCAGTTTCAAAAGCAAAGTACTGGTTGTACTCTTCCTTTTTATCAGACTCAAGTTTTGCAATTTGAGCGGCATATAATGCATTCTCTTGAGCAAGCTTTTCTTTTAACTGCGGTGTACCAGCGTACGCAAGTGTGATCTTATCAATATTATCTTGATGCTCCTTTGCAAGTCGTTGAGCTTCAGTGTAATACCGTGCGTTAACTTCTTTTCTTGCCTCATCAATAGCCTGTTGAGACTCGGCAGCTTTGTTGATTAATTCAAGTTGATCTGCCTGTGTAGGCATTAAAATTGAATTGTCTACAGTAGATTTTCCAGATACTCCGGCGAACCATTTTTGGAAACCGGGTACGTAACCAGCAACCTCTTTGCGCTTGCTATCTGATAGACCACCTTTCAAATAGGTTCTTAAGCCACCTGCACCTGCATTGTAGGCCATTAAGGCTTTTGCACGATCACCAAAATCTTGGTAGTGTTTTTGCAAGTCTTTTGCCGCTGCTGTTGCAACTTCTTCAATCGAACTTTTGGCATTAAGACCATACTGTTTTCTAAATACACTCGTTGTTTGGAAAAGACCTGTTGCCCCAGTATGACTTTTTGCTCCAGCATTCGCCCCAGACTCTTGAAGAATCAAGGCAGCAAGTGTTCCGGCAGGCAAACCATATAAACTTTCGATTTGAGCAAAATTATTTGTCTTTGCAATGCCTTGCGCACGAGCAATTGCCGCCAACTGGTCTTTACTAAAAGTATAATTTTTTAGATTGAAGTTTTCGCGGGCAGCAAGTAGCACATCCTTTGACAATGGTGCTTTAAAAGCATCTTCTCCATTTGTTGCGACTTGTGCATCTGCATAAACATTCGCTTTATCTACACTTACCCCCTCTCTTACAAGTGTCTTTATATACCCTTCTCTAAGTACATCTTGTTTAGCTTGGGTAATGTATTCACGTTGTTTTTGTGTCAGTGATTGCCATGCCTCAGTAGAGTCTTTGACAGCTTTTGTTTGAGCTTGCTGTGATTTAGTTGTCTCATCAGTAACATCTTTAACTAATTTTTGGATCTCTTTTTGACGATCTATAGAGTTATTTGCAGCATTAATTTTTGTATCTAATTCTGCAACAAACTTAAGTGTACTCTCACTAACCAAGCCTTGTTTTTGAAGCTCCGCAAAAGCATTCTTAGCTTCATCCCCACCTTGTTTTAAGCTAGCAAGGTACGCTTGAATCGCTGTAAATTGCTTAATATCACCTTGAACTTTCAAGTCGTTTTCAAATTGTTCTAACGCTGTAAGAAGACTTTTTAGTTCTTTGGTTTGTTTTTCAACCTCCTCACTTGCCTCAATACCTTTTATAGCTAACTGTGCTGCGGTAAAGCTTTTATATTTTTCCTTTAACTCATCAATTGTAAGACCTTGGTCACTCAGCGCCTCTGTAGCGTCCTTAGTCTGTTGAGTCATTAGATAATATGCACCACCAGCTACAGCAATTTGTGTTGCTAACATTGCCAATCCAGCGGGACCACCAAGTAAAGCCATAACACTAGCAGTAGCTCCAGCATTCCTAGCAAAGCTTGCTAAGCCCACGCCCGCACGAACTGCAAAAATAGCAGTTTGCCCAAGTTGATATGTAGCGACAACCAAAGCAGGAACAAATCTAGTTGCAATGCCAGCAGATACGGCAATAGTTACCGCTTTAATATCATCCCAATTATCAATAACCATTTTGACTGCTGGAACTACATTATTTATTAGGCGATTTTCTAAGCCCTGCCATTGTAAATCCATCAGCATTAACTGTTTTTTTGCTTCCGAAAGATTCGCGACCAATTCATCAGTCATAATTGCGCCAGCTTTTTCAGCTGCATCGCCCCATTCTTTAAAACCTTTACCACCATTTTCTAGCAATGGGATAAGTAAAGAAGAATCTGAAATGATTGCTTCCATGTAGAATTTCATATCATTGGTAGAGGCTCCAGCTTTTTCCAATGAGTTATAAAATAGTTGAAGTGCTTCTGGACCGGACAGCTTTTGAAACTGTTGAATCGTTACACCAACTTTAGGGGCAATATTGGTGAAAAAGTCAGCTAAAGGCCCACCACCTGTTTGCTGAAAATCGCCTATACGATCCTGCATGTCTTTCATTTTATCTGCAAAAGATTCCAATGAAATTCCAGCAGTTTCTGCCCCTTTGGCGTAATACTGAAATTCACGCACTGAAGCATTCGCAAGTTTTGAAAACTTTTGAATATCATTTCCAGTCTGAATAACTTGATCGCTAAAATTAACAAGCTGAGCCACTGAAAGACCAGCCACTGCTCCACTCAATGCACTTACAGCAATAGCAGCAATATTTAAAGAATTAGCAATCCCTTGACTCGATGTTCGGGCTTGGCGCTCTGCCTTACTTAATGGTTCCGTAAAACTAGCTGTTTGAACAACCAAATCAAGCGTTAATCTGCCAAGTGAATTTGTCGCCATACCTTTTCTCCAGACATAAAAAAACCCGACACTTGGTCGGGTTATAGATAAGTCTATTTAGTTGCTAATTTTCGATTTCATGTTTCTAGCAATGCTCATAAGATCATTACTTCGTGAAAAGTTAAAAAATCTTTCAAATATTTCTGAAAGTTCAATCATATCTACAGGGTAAAACCGTCCCTCGAGACATTGAGTAATTACCTTTCCTTTCTTATGATAGAGATGCCTCACATCTAGTTATTGGAGATGCTGAGGAACGTAAACGCTTAGCCCATATTGCTGCCAAAGCAGTTTTTGAGGCTCTCGGGGAAACCTACGATCAGCAAGAAGATGATAAAAAAGCACCCTAAGGTGCTTTTTTATCATCTACTTTCTTTGCTCTAGTAGTGCTTGGTGAGTAACTTTCCAAGGCTCAAACCGCTCTCGCTCTAGCGTATATTTAAACTTATTTGCAGGAAAGTTACTCCCGCCATCCACACCACCATACTTACTATCTGCGTGATCCCAACTTATAACTTCAAATTTATTAGCAGTAATTTTTTTGATAGATTCAATGTATCCATAATTGATACCAACATCTTGACCAAAAGCGAAATCAGTTTGAATAGTATAAGGCATCCAGTCACCTCCATGTTTGGCAACTTCAGTTACAAAGCTAGACATGGTCCCTGATCCACCGGAACACCCCATATCCCCTACCCATAAAACAAAAAATACATATTCATTACTTTTTTTATCGTAATTAACTGTTGTTACATCTTTAATAGTAGTGGGTCGTCCATTTTCCGGATCTTTTTCAAAAGAACTCATACAAGAAACAAGCCCAGAATATTGCTTTACCATATTAAGAGCATTTTGTTTATCTTCTAATTCAGATGAGGCATGAACAAAGGCAGAAAAAGCGACTGCGGCAACTAATAAAATAATTTTTTTCATATAAACCACTACAATGTAATACTTAATAAAATAGGAGCACTCATGGCATGAGTGCTCATCTCAATTACCAATTTGCATTGGACTGAGTTGATGTAATTGCTGTCTTGTATTGATCGATCACACTATTAAGTTTTACAGCAATTTTTTGCTGGTGCTGAATAATATTGATTGGAACTTCTTTACCCATATTCACGTTATAACCACCTTGTACATAGGTCAAATTTGTTCTAGTAACATCATTAATTGTTACTCTTGCCTTATTATCTTTGGTATCGATTTTAATCGTAAAGTTAACTTTATCGTTGCCAAAAGCGCCACAATCTATAAAACCATCACAAGGATACTGAATATTTCCTTTCCCAATAATTGAACCAGTACTTTTGTCTGCATATTGGATGACATTGTTTGCGGATTTGAATGATTGAGCAATCCATATCTTTGAATCTTCAAAAATCTGATCTTTCGATTTATTTGGAATTTCTATTACCTGCGATACCTCAGGCATTGCCTGCTGTGTAGATGTTATTGGTGTTGCACACCCCACTAAACCCAGAGCGATTAAACCAGCAACTAATATTTTCTTCATGATTTCACCATTTGTTATAAAGTTTTGACAAAATAACAATCAGTTTATTAAAAAACCACCCTTTTGAGTGGTTTTTTGATCATTTTCTTAATCACTGGCTACTTTTTCCAGATAATCAATTAAAGATAGTGAGTTGTCTTCTGGTGGCGTTTCATGAGGCATAAATATATAAGGGTCTACTTTTGTTCCCTCTTTAACTTTGAAGCCTGTGTAATGTGCCATCCAGCTTCCAAAGCTTTGCTCTAAACGGCGTCCAAAGAAAAGAGAGCCATACTTTTGACGGTAGGCTCTCCAATACATCAACTCTCTATGTGAAAGTTTTTGTTCAGCTTCTTCTAAGGTGTTTCCGCCGATTCCGTTGAGGACGAGTTCAATGAGGAGTTCTCTGTCGTCAAGTTCTTCTTCCGAGACTTTCCCAAAAAATTATTAACTTCATCAGCAGCAGCATACATAGCATTTATTAAACTAGGCTCTGCTTTATAGATGTCATTAACACTTGAGAAAAAAGGTGTTCCCTTTTGATCTGAGCAAATTGAACCAAGTAATTGAGCAGCTTGCATGTGAGTTGAATCGATTTTCTTAACTTTTGAATCTTCAAGATTCTCATAATTAAGATCCCATTCAATTGCTTTGGATGCCTCGCGACTTTCCTTGAAGTTCATTTTTTTAACAAAAATATCAGCTTCAAGCTCAACAATATCACCAAGTTCTAATGAATTGTTTTTCGTCAATTTTTTAAGTGACCCAATATTGCTTTCAGTCGCTTCAACATTCCACTTGACGGCTTTTTTAACTGGAACGTTTAGAGTGGTTACACTCTGCTTTAAGTCTGTAATGCTGATCTTAGTCATTATGGAACCACCGTGCGTTTAGTTGAAGTCACGCCAGAAGTACGAATCAATGTGAATGAATAACCAACTACAGAATCGACTTCAAATGCATTAGGTGCAGTAGGATTAATATAACCCTTGAATGACCACCACATACGATCTTCAGGAAGATCAATACCAGTGGTTGGATCATAGGTCGGAGGCGTTGCAGCATGACCCGAACCAACATGCCATTCTAAAATCTCTCCAGATTCGGCAATTTCAATTAATTTGTCATGACTGGTGTTCTTATCATCGTAATCGATTTCTACTGCACCTTCGCCGGGATCACGCATACCGCGAACATACTGTTTTGATTCTGCATCAAGACAAGTCACATCAATTTTTTGAAATGAATCTTGCCCCAAGTCAATCCGTTTAGAGCAAACAAAACGAACCACTTGACCATTTAACACAGTAAATAACTGTGTTTTTTGAGTTTTAACATTAGCCATTAAGAGCGCTCCTTAATTTTAGGCATAAAAAAAGCCACCGAAGTGGTGGCATTGGGGTTGTGAAAGTGGTCTATTGGAGCTGGAAGTTTGTCATTTCGGGTTGAAATACCATTTCCAGCTCTTTGATCTCGTTATCTAAAAATTGCTTTTCTTGCTTCCATGCATTCATATCTTTAGCTGAACAACTCACCTCCTGTTTTCTCTTTGCGCGATAACCAACTACATGGTTGTATCTAGCCCAATTTGATTGAAATACCTGTGTAAGTTGCTTTGTCATCCAGTTAAAGGCTTCAATAAACTGCTCTTTAATCGCATCGGCTTTTTCACCATTGAAGCCCATAACTAAAAACATCCATCCATCTTTAGTCATTTGATAGAACTTTCTAGGCTTTCCATTCTGTAACTTGTTGTTTTCAAAGCAAAGCGCAAAATTGCGTTCACGGAACTTCTGTGAGCACTTCATATTTTTTATTGATCTAAGTACATCAGAATGTCGTTTTTCAAATGCCTCAGCTACTGCATAGCTCGTGGTTTTGGCTTCGCCATTATCATTGGTAACCAAAGCTCGTAAATTCAATGTCGTCATCATGTTCATAAGATTTCCTCTTACTTGCTCATGTTCAAATAAAAGAACTGGCAGGCACACTGAACATGAAAAGTGTGCTTTTCGGGGATCAGCCTAGCCAGTGGTTGCCTGAGAGCAGGCATAAAAAACCTGCCGCTAAGGACAGGTTTATTTAGAAGTAAATTTTTTAGCGGTTTACGATCCAGCTAACATCAAAAGAATAGTGGGACATTCCTGTTACGGGGTCCTTATCTGCCTCGCCATAACGAACCACATAACAATCAAGTTCAATTGCAAAGCGAATTGCTTTCGCAACCTGATCAACAACATCCTCATCAGTTGCATATACATCAATTTGAATAATTGCATTATCTGAAACAGGACGTGAATCAAGGTTGCTATTTGAATCACCAGAAATTGTTTGCCATGTCACATATGGCGCTTGTGGCTCATCTGGAGCACTTCCAAACTTCCAGACTCGCAAAATTCCATCGCTTTCAAGTAGAGCCTTAACCGCTAGATCTGCTCTGGCTAATTTAAAAATTGGAACATCAATCATTAAGCTGCACCTAAAACCACGCTGAGTTCAAAATTAAACACTTGAACAAATTTATCGGTAACTTGTTCAATGTTTTCGTATAAAGCAGGGCGTAAAAACGGAGTAGCAGGCTGTTTACTTGTGCCTAACTCAAGGAATCGCCAGTAAAAGACTCGTCCGTCCGCTTGGTAAGTTTGACCAACACGCCCAGCACGTCTATTTTGAGCATTGTTTGTATATGGGATACGTGCACCACCACGCACTCCCACGCGCATAACCAAAGTGTTTTTATTTCTACTCCGGCCATTTTGAACCACAATTTCTTTCCAAATTTTTTCAGGAGTGGTGGGATCATCTAAACGTTTAACTTTTTGACGGGCTTCATCCCGAGCAATGTTCATTGCCTGCCGCATCGCTTTACGGGCAATACGTTTTACAGTCTTTTCATTACCAATTGCCCGCATTCGTCTTAATGCAGGCTCCAAGCCATGTATTTGAGTTGTCATAATTTACCCATTCCATGCTTTTTCGCCTGTAGATAAGTTGATGGTTAAATACTCACGGCGTGAGTCAGGATCTCGCATCGGGTTTCCATCAATCTTGTAATAGTACCCATCAAAAAGTACCCGCATTGTGCTATCAACTTGTTTTGTTGTGCTGCTATATCGCACCTTAGCACGGGCCTGTATCGAGCTATTGGCTGCTTTGGCCGCAATAACATCCCTTGTTGAAAGGTCGGTAACTTCTGCCCAAATTGTTGCAAAATTAGACCATGAGGTGATTAATTTACCTGTTTTTTGATCTTGGGTTTGAGTGGCTTTCTGAATTGTGATGCGGTGCTTCAATTTTGGAGTAATGCTGGGCATATTAGACCCCCATTTCTCTAATAGGCTGCAAAATATCCCAATATGCTTGAGGTTTTCCTTCTAGACTTCGGCTGTACTTATACTCAATAAATATCAACCGGGCATTATCTAACTTCTTGCAGTCCACAATGTCCGTTTCAGAAGTTCTTTCTGACTCATTTGAAATAATTTTTCGGTCGATGTCGATCGCTATTTCTTCATCGGCTTGAGCTATCCATTCAAGAAAAATCACATCCTCATCATCGTGATCAACTCGACATTGCAACTTAGCTCGTTCGAGTGTGATCATTCTGATTTCACCTGTTTTGTGATTTTAACTGGCCTCTTTTCTTCTTGTGGTTCTGCCAAAACGCCTTTATCTAGCAAATGTTTTACTGTTGCTGGATCAGCCTCGCGAGTGTCACCAGTTTTATAAAACTGATCGCCAAAATGTTCACGCTTAACTTCATACTTCATTTCAATCTCCTAAAAGAAAGGGGCTTTCACCCCTATCCAATTAAGGTGTAACAACAGGTTTTAAGTCGCCATATACAAATGCCTCTGGACGATAAACAGCTAAAGCTAGACGTTCTTCGGCAAGGATTGTGACCAAGTTCTTAACAAAGTCATCTTCGTTCTCTGTTGCAACTTCAACACGTGATAACCAACGGTCGAAAATCTGAGCACCCATTGAGAATGCACCAGTCAAGAACTTACCTGCTGTGATTGCTTGAGTTTCTACAACTGGAAGGCCCCATAAAGTAGGGTTTAATGTACCTTGTGGATTACCAATAATGTATTGACCAGTTGTGTCTTTCAGAGTTTCAATGCTTGCCCAGTCAATCGGGTTAAGAACATGGCCACTTGCAGGATATTCAGCAAGAATCGCTTGGAGCATTGCATAACGCAAAGTATCAATGATCGTTTCTTGTGATGGTGTTACACCTGTAGGACGAACATAAGCAGTCGCTTGAGGAATAATCCCAAGTAAGTTCTGACCAGTACCGTCACCATTAAGAATTTGCTGCTCTTCTTTGAAAGCCAATCCATAACGCAAACGGCCATCAATGTATGACTGCAATTGTGAAGCATCATCAAGGATCTGACGCGAAGCTTTCATATAATGTGCGATAACTTTGGCAGTTGTACTTACAAGGTCAAACTTAAGGTCAGACTCAGGCTTTTTAGTTCCTTCAGCTACCATACCAGCGCCATTTGTAAAGCCAGTCTCACGCACGTATTCAAGTGCATTTCCATCCATACGGCCCTGCATTAGAAGGTCGCGAATTGTTAGCTTTCGGTCAGGTGGAGCAATAATCCCCGGAATTCGTGTAGTTTGGACCAAGTTGCCTGCTGCCCCTGCCGTATCCGTAGTTGCAGAGGTAATGGTGGCTTTAATTTCTAAGTTAGCTTTACCACGTTGACCTGCTGATCCAACGAGGGATTTAAATTGCTCAGATTCAACAAATTGACGTCCTAAAGATTTTTGCTCAGTAGGCTGGTCATTTGGTCGACGCGCCATTTTTTGCTCTAGCTCATCTAAACGAGCTTTAGTCTCATTACATTTGGTAATGGCTTCATCTGCTTTGTTTTTTGCATCTTCTGAAATTTTGTCGCCATGTTCACGCTTGCCTTTAAACTCTTCGGCAATACCCTTAACGGTGTCTACGTGTTTCTTAAACTCTTGAGCGAGTTGTTCTAGGTTTTGTTCAGACATTGCTGACTCCTTTTAAAATATTTAAAGCATTAGAAATTGATTTCGCTTCTTTGGTTTCTTCCTCTGACTCGCTCAGAAGAGAACGCAAGCCTTTGCTAGCGATTGCAGTAGCTTGGTTTTTTGAAAATCCTGACTCTCTCAAGAATTTTTCAAATTCTGGTAATGTTGGCAGTTCGCCATCATCTAATTTGGACTTAACGGAAGTGATGAGGCTGCGCTCATTTGCAGGCTGAGTGACAATCGAGATTTCGCTAAGGTCAACTTCAACCAATTCGCGAACGCCATTTGTCTGTTGATTAGCCTTTTTGGTTGAGTAGCCAATGCTTAGGCCGTCTATAGCGCCAGCCTTTAAAAGTGCATGAGTAGACTTGGCTCTTGGGACGTCATCTATAAGTAACTTGCCTTCAACATAAAGGCCTTTTTCGTCTTCATAGATGTTTGTGTAGACACCAATAGGTTCACTATCGTTATGGTTCCAAAGAACAGGCGGCATCTTATTTTTGGCGCGCCATTTGGCGATGGATGCTGTAAATGCACCCGGCAAAATTACGTCGTTATACCAATCAATATTTCCAAATACGGCACCATAGCCCGAAAAAAAACCGTCCTCTTGGACGGCTTTGATCTCTAAATTAAAACTTTTTCTAGTCATTGAGGATTCCCCTGATTTTCTCCAAGTGGCACCATCTGCATTTGTACCGTGAGTTTATCGGCCGCTGGATCTGTGGATGCTGGCAAATCCTCCAACTCTCGCGCTTCATTTCTCGTCATTAAACCGTTCTGCGTCATTTTTACGTAGAAATCACCACGCTTAGCTACGTCAGAGCGCAGCAAACCATCTACCGAGAATTTAGGACGGTATTTGTATTTGTCTTGAGGCAAAAGTAGCTTACGAGCGATTGTTTGCTCATAACGCACTAATTGAGGGTTAAGTGCATAAGTCAAAAATCCCTGATTTGTTTGCTCTAGGCTAGATGCCCATGAACTTGCCTTATTAGTGTGCCCAATTAGTTGAGGTGGAACCCCAAAAGCACGGCAGATTTCTTCAATACCGAAGTAACGAGACTCCAATAATTGAGCGTCCACTGGGTTAATACGGATGCTACTTGCGCCTGAAACCTTCATACCAGCTTCAAGCACCATGTACCTTCCTGCGTTTTCAGGTCGGCTAAACTCAGCTAAGTTATTACGCATTCGTTGGCGCTGTTCTTTTGTTAGCGTTTGCTCGCCTGTTTCAAGAAAGCCACCTACTTTTAAGCCATTTTTGAACCAATCTTGTGCTTGATTGTTTGCATCAAACTGCATGCCTATAGTTTGAGCAAAAAACTGAATAGCAGATAAACCAACAAGCCCATCAAGAGTAAAACCCTTAAAATGCAAGATTTGGTCTTCCGAATAGGTTGTTGTTTTCCCATTTTCAGTGTAATGAAACTCAATTGAGCCTGATTTGTTGCGCTTTACAATCATTTCACTTGGGAAAAGAGGCTCCAGCGCTATCACTTCACCATTTGAACGCTTTGTGATTAGGTTGTATGAGTTGCCCCACAAGTCTAAACAAGCGCTTTGTACCTGCCAAAACTCACTAGCACACATGTCAGCATTCGGCGAATCATGCAAAATTCGGTACAAATGATGATTGGTGGCTACTCGTTTTTCATTGTCATAGAGTTGTAGAGGCAAAGTAGATATTGTTTCAGCTCTAAGCTTCACACATGCCCATACAGCCGATAGTTTTAATGCTGTTTCTGGTGAAACTACAGCACCACCTGAAGACATATAACTATCAAATGGATATGAAGTATCACCTTTTTTCAATTGAGTTCTTCCAGTCAATCGTGACCAGAAACGAGACCAAAACCCCGTATCTTGTAAATCGCTCATGCTATCACGACGTCCTCTAAATAACCGTCAATATCAAAGTTTTTAGGCTCAGGATTCACACTCATCAAAGCCACAGCGTTAAAAGTCGCAATCAATGGATCAATCTTCCCAACGCCTGATTCCTGTTTGGAAATCATCATGCCGTTACCCTTAACAACGGCTCGAGCATTCCCGACGCACCAGGTCATTAACTGTGAACCTTGGTGATATAAGTTTCCCTCAGCCAACTTGCGTTCAGTCGTTAGGATATAACCCATCAATTTAAAACCTTGGGGTACTGCAATCATTTGTTCCTCAGGAATGCCAACTTTAAGAAGTCCATCTAAAAGCCCACCCAAACCCAACGGATCTAAACCAATTTTATTGAGCTTTCCAGAGTCAAAAACTTGTTTAGCAATTTTGGCTAATTGATCAATATCATCACCAATTCGCTCAACAATTGTTAAGGATCCCTCTTGAACACAGTCTTGATACTTTGGCGCATTCTCTTTTCGTCTTTCGACTGCTGTTGTATTGCACCATGCGTGGTTCCATAACCACCATTTACGGCTATCCTTATGGCGACCAAGTACAGCAAAGCCCAATAAATCATCCAATCCACCACCATCTATGCCGATTGTGATTACATCTGATTGGTCTATAAGTTTATTTAAAGTGAATTTTTTAGATTGCTGTAACCAAAACTCTGCGCCTGCCCAACGGTTTGCACGAAGGTTCATGCCGATTTCAATGTTTAAGTGTTTGGCCAAGAAGTCTCTAAGAGATTCTTCACCAGCATCTTTAACTTTGTTAAATTCCGAAATCAGATATTCAAGATCAACCGAAGCACCCAAGTTTGGGTTTGTGATGTAGAAATTTTCAGGTTTTAAATGTTCGCCTGCTTCTACAAGATGCTTAGGGAATTCATAAATAAGTGGTAGAAAACTTTTATCAACTTTAATTCCGTCACGTACATCTCTGGCATAATCTAAAAGCTGCTTAAATACTCCACATGGCACTTCATCCGACATGGTAGACAGATAAATCACACAACCTTCTGGACGAGATGCTAAACCACCCTTTGCTTCACGGAACATTGATTCAGCGTTGGCACGTTTCCCGAATAGCCAGACCTCATCTATCAAAATGATTGAAGCTTTCTTACCTGCTGCTGCATTGGATTCTGCTGCAATAACTTTAAGTGTTGCTCCGGTACCTAGATGCGTAACTGTTTTTGTGTGCTCAGATACATTAAATCTTTCACTTAATTCTTCATCTGCGCGTATGAAATCCCGGATTGGATTAAATGAGTTATCAGCAACTTCTTTAGTAGGCGCAAGAATAATTAGTTCGGCAGATTGTCGATCATTAAGAATTAATGCAGTAAGCATAATGCCGGCGGCAATCGTAGATTTAGTATTCTTCTTCGAAATCAAAAGAAAGAATTCACGAATTAATCTGCGCTTTGTGCTTGGATCATATGCGCCAAAGATTGCACGAACAAACTCGATCACCCATTCCAATGTGACATCACCCATCTTAGGGCTACCCATCACATCAACAAGAATTAACTCTTTAAAGATACGCTCCGCTACGTCAGCCACTTTGGGGAATAATGGCTTACACGGCATTAACGATTGTTTAGAAACAATACGGGTCGCCCAGTCTGGGCAAGCTGTAGTCCAGGTGAGTGACATTGAAGACATAATTTAGCTCATCAATTGATTATCTAAAGTTGCAAACTTTCCTGATTTACTACCTTCTCTTGCAGTTTCTGCTTTGGTTTCTTTCTTGCCCTTTTCGGCCACTTTGCCGTGGACGTATGGAAGGGCTGCTTTCGCTGCATTGAAGCGCAAGAACATGTCGTCACTTTTGTTCATGACATCGATTAGAAATTGAAGTGGGTCATCCTTTGCATAGTCGTCGTCATTCAAAGGATTGTCATATTCACCACTATTTTCAGTTTTAACTTTTGGTTTCTCAGGAGTTAAAGTTCGGCCTTCTTTTTCAGCCTTTAACTTTTCGATGTAGATAATAATTTCAGAATTATTTCTTAATTTTGAACCTTGCTGTGAAGCTGTCTTTTCTTCGTAACCTGCTGAAATAGCAGCTTCTTTGTTTGTGGCACCATCAACAATGGCGCGAGCAAACTTTTTCATTTTCTCGGTTAATGCCATTGGATCACCTTTAACTTTTGCTTTAACTTTTAATGAAAGGGGAAATTTTTTTATAAGTGAGATGGGGGGCGGTGTCCAACGGCGAAGGGCTTGGAACTTTTGACCTCCCCCCTGCCTGCTGTATTTTTGTGCATCATTATGGTGCTTCTTGAATATGGTCAAGAATCTTTTTCTTACCATCATCCTTCACATTAAAACTGATTAGATTGCCGCTTCGCATATACAACATAGCGTGATAGATGTATTGGTCGTAATCTTTCTTACCATTCCAATTGAAAACGGCGCCTTCAACTCCGTTAGGGTCAAAGTACACCTCAGCGCCTGTGGTCGAATCTCTCACAGAAACAAGTTGTGAAATCATTTATCAATCCTCGTCTAAATGCCTTTGAATTACTCACGGTTTTTTAAGTGGCTGTATTGGCTGTTTGATGGGACGACCCTTTTGACAAGGCATATAGCCACCATGCACACGTGTATAAAAGCAACCAACGCAGTTGCACTCACCAATAAAAGAAATGGTTATAGAGCCTGTAAAGATCATTGCCGGCTCTCCTGTAGGGTTTTCTTTTTATGGCATGGAACACAAAGAGATTGGAGGTTGGATTCATCATCCGTTCCACCTCTTGCCACATTGACAATATGGTCAAGCTCTAAATCTTTAGTGACAATGCCACAACATTGACAGGTCCACTCATCACGTAAATGGATCTTTGCTTTAAGACGGCGCCACGGACGACCACCACGACCAGAACCCCAATTGTTTTGTTTAGAGTTCTTCTGGGTTTGTGCGGGTGCCTGTAGCGTCTGTAACTTGTTCTTGAATGTTTGGAGTTTCATTTAAGTTTACTCGCGCATCTACACCATTAAGTAAGTCAATGGATATCCAATCGATATCTAAACCCTTGCGTTGATACTCTTGGACCAATCTAACTAAACGAAGTTCCAATTGTTTACGCTGGACTTCTGGAGTTTCTGGCTCAACTATTAAATGCGGCTGTTCAAGATCATCTAATCCATAAAACCCTAAGCGGTTATTAATAATGCTCTTCGGTATCATCGTGCTCACCTTTAGAATCTGGAACGGTGCGAACAATACCCTGTTCATCTTTCACCAGCCCTGTTACTGGTGGAATGATTGTTGAATGAGAAGGGTTGTTTTTAAGGAACTCCGTTAAAGCATCGTTCTTAGGCGGCTTTAAAACTCTCTCACCTTTATCAACCAAGAAAGTCCCTTCCATTGGTACATTCGCTACACCAGCTATTGAAAGCCCTGTTACTTCTGGACGGTGTTTGCGTTCAATGAGCACCTTCTCGTCTTGTAGTTGCTGGATTTCCTTTTCAATCTCATCCAAGCGGTTGTATTCTTGGTCACGTTTAATAACCTCAATATCTGCAAGCAATGCATTAATTTGCTCTTGATTAGATGGGTACACTTCAATGATGGCCTTCCACGGCGACTCTGGTTCTGCTACTAAAGTGATTTTGTGGACACATCGTAGGTACTCGCCGTTATCAAGCAATATTTTTGTACCCTGTGCTTTAGTAATGTTGGATTCATCCTTAGGTGGAATGACTGAAACTATTCTAGGCATCGTTATTAATCCTCATTTGCTCTATATCGAAATTCATAACATCACCCATCTAGTGATCCTGACCGTTGTGCCGGTTCACTATCTTCAAGCATTAATAGAACTTCGGATAACTGAGCAGATTGTTCTGCATTGATTTGGACGATCAAGCTATTCTGTTCAATCAGCTTATTGTTTTGCTCTATCAGTTTAAGCACCACATCTTGCAAATTTGAATCATTGCTCATTTTGATAACACCACTTAAGGTCATCCGGGATAATCAACATCACGCCCAAGTCTCTATGTGCATAGATGTTGATCTTATCCAGATATTTGGTGAATTCTTTAATGGTGGCCTTCTTGCTTTGCAGATGGTCTTTAATAAAGGTATTAACCAAAACTTGGTAATCCTTTTCAAGTTGACGGCGCTTAGGTCCATCGAATGCTTGAATAACATCTTTAAAGTTCTGCAAAGCCATGTACTTTTCTGCAGTCTCTTGCCGACCTTCAACATAGATCCGGGCAAGAAACTTTTTCTTAAAAAGTAAATGAAGATCATCCTTTGAGTTACCGGTCTTTTGCTTGATCTGCTCAAGCCAAGCCCAGTAAAGCCGGTTTTGTGCGGCGCTTCTATCGTCTTCTTTCTGATTGATTCTAACGACTAAAGGTTTGCCTTCTGCGGCTGCTTTGGAGTGGTTATTGTTCAGATAGTTAATTACCTGAACAATTCCTGAATAACTATTGATTGGGAATGTTGCTGGTTCCATATTCCCACCTATACCTTAACCCACCGCTTTTAATGGGTTTGTTTGGGTTATTTATAATTCAAAATAATTCTTTATCTGACTCAAGCATTGCGTTGGTTCGCTTAAGCCATTTATTAAATAGCTCTTCGCTTTCCTGTCTGTTCCCTAGTTGGTAGGTGTCAAATAAATGATGACAGGAAAAACACAAGGAAATAGTTTTAGAGTCGCAAGCCTTAATAGATCTGCCTTTACCGTCTTTGCTTGAATTAGAGTGCGCGGCTTGGCTTGGTGCTGGTGCACCACATCTCATGCATGGCAATTTGCGAACTTCGGCTAATCGTTTGGCGTCACGCATTTAACATGGACCGTAAATTATTAATCTTGTTTTTCAATCGCATTATGATTCGATCTATGACAAGCATCTCTTCACGACTTAACCCAGTGCGTGACAAATTCTGATAGCGGCTTAGCTCTTCTGAGTATTTATCAAGATTCTTTTTAGCTTCAACAATATCTGTCATATATCCCCCGAAAAAATAAAAGCCCCGCCAATAACTAGTATTTGGCAGGGCTTCATGCGCCGTAATCCGTTCGGCAAAATTGAGAGGTGCCCCAACAAAGCACCTCCCGCGAGATAAAACTAATCAGCAAAGGAAACGTAGCGAAAGATTTAGAAATTTTTATCCAACTTGGCCTGATAGAGCTTTTCTTTCAATAGATAGCCTTCTAATTGCCAAATTTTTTCATAGGCATTTTTATAAGCCACCTCCCGTCCAATTTTCTCATCAAAGTTTTCAGGACTTACACATGCGCTCTCGCCTGTAACAGTAAAACCATTTTCTAAAGACAGAATACAAATAGTTAAACAACTTGCTCCACAATCATTTTTATAATCATCTGCAAAATAGTCTGGCACCACATCACCATTGATAAAGCGGACAGCTTTAATTTTTGAATCTATATGTTCAGGTGTTAATCGTGGAGCATTCAAGCCTTTATCCTGAAGTTCTTTTTCAAGTTTTTGTTCGTCTGACATTCTTCTTCTCACTTTTCGATAGGCAATAAAAAAGCCCACGATTAAGTGAGCTTTTGAAATAAGGCAGTGAACCACATACACTACGGTCACTATAACATGAATATATCAAAGTACACCCTGACTTTCAAGCTCCTATTATGCGACTTTTGAATTGATATTTAGTAGCCAAGCGAACCATGCCTAACATTTTGTCGCGAGCTACTGAGAATTCAGACACTCCAAGCTTCTTAGCAATTGTCTCCTCTGACTTGAATTCAACATAAAACATTATGACAATTCTCATCCATTGCTTTGTTTTAGTTGTTTCATTCTGCATTAAGTGAGTAAGCATATCTGCCACTGCATCGGCATGCTCATCATTGATTTTACATAGTGGAGCAACACGTTGACGACGATCAACTACAACACCATTAGCAGTATCAATCAAATGACCTAGTACACTTGATTCACCAAGACTAAAATAATGATCATCCAACAATAACCATGACCCATATTGCTCTAAATGCCATTCAATTGGCTTCTCATGCCAGTTGATTGCCACTGAGAAATGTTTTCTTTTCAATTGTGTATTCACTGCCGCATTCATACCGTCACCCTAATCGTCTAGTTCTGCTTTGTTTATAAGTATTGAGTACATTTCTTTTGAATAATTTGAGATTGGGAACTTCTTACCGATCAGTTCCGCAAATTCATCATCAAGCTTGCGCACCAGATCCATATATAGAATCTGCTTTTCATCAGTCTCACCTGTAGGCCATTCAGGTGTCTTAGCTTGGTACTCCTCTGCCCATGCTTTGACTTGTTCAGCTTTATCTTCATATCGAGTGCGAAAGAAAGCATGAAATCCTTCTTCATGTTGTTCGTAAGTACCAACTTCATAAAAGACCATCACGTCACCTTCTTCCTGCTCATTCCCCAAATCAACATGCCTGCGTCACGCCGCTCTTGATTCGTACGCCCTTGCCAACCTGTAATCTTGTTAAACTCATCTGCATTGAGCTTTGATTTAGTAGGCTTCACTAATAAAACCGCTAAGCCTAAAGCCTGAGCTATTTCTGCCAATAAGATGCCTGTTGCATGGTTCATCCCAACGCGTCTAGCAATCTGCTCGTTCACTTGTCTTGAGTGACCACCACCTACTCGGAAGTTGGCTTTCTTATTCTCCCAACCTGCTTCGATCACAACCTTCTTAATGCTGTCTTGTTCATTTCTGAATAGCTCAACAGTTTCAGGAAAAGTTAGATTTTTGAGTTGAAGATCATTCCCTAGAATGGCAACTCCCGACTTTTCCAAGTCAGGATCGATGCCAATGATGATTTGAGCCTCTTTGAATGTGGTCATTGATCACCATACTCCTGATAAGCCCTTAACATTGCCTTGTAGCATTCACGACGCTTTTGATTGGTGCTCGAATGGACATCTGACCCTTTGACAGGATTCATCGCGACATGACCAGCGTTAAGCATTCTTTGAGTTGGTTCTTTTGGCACAATCACATAATTGCCACTATTAAGTTTTTGCAGAGCTTCCATATCCTTTTGCATCTGATCAGAAACTCGATCTTTCATCATCTGCTTAGCAAAGGCTTTTTCAAAATCACTCTGAGAAATACCCTTAATCATTTCGTTATCAAAATTCATGGTTGCTCCCCCTTGAGCGCTTGCTCTAACTCCTTCGCAACAATTGATAACGCATGTTGAAATGTCTTATCTTCTGTTGGTGGGTCTCTATAATCTTCAATTAATTGCTTGACCGCATCCACTCGCTTTTGCAGCTCATCCACTTTGGATTGTTGATGTTGCCAAGATTCCCATATCCAACGAATTGCACAATACTCGTAAGTGTTATGCTCTTGGTTAAATTTACGTTCAATTTCCATGAACATATTGTTTTCGTCTAACCACTTCTCAAATTCACTTCTCATCACTTCACCCTCTCATCAAACTTCTTGCAATTCGGACTAGTGTCACAGTCGCGGAGGGTTTCTAAATCAATACGATGCCCTGCTGCGATTTCTTCGGGTGTGGCAAATTCAATCTCTCCTTTAGTTGTATGAAGGCGCCAGTTTTCCCCATTCTTTATGAAATTACACTTGATAAGATCCTTATCAATACTGCTTATTTGGTAGATAGACTCGGTTATTTTGTCTGTGCGTTTAACCCAATCCCCGACTTTAAACTCACTCATGGCTGGCTCCTTTTTCTTGCTCATACCGCCTCCTTGTAACGTTTAGTAATGGCTTCCTGCTTAAGCTGGTCTAGCATTTTCAGCTTTCTTAATTTCTCGTAGAGGTTCGCTGCTGCTCTTGTTTCTTTATTGCGAGTGCCGAGGTTGTAATCTCTGCGGAGCTTCATCATTGCGTTGTAATCTACAAATTCGATCATATCGCCACCCAAAATAGTTGTTTTGCCTTGTCGGTTGGTTTGATTCCCATTGGTCGTGCATTATCAGATTGCAAATAACCGGCTTCTCTTAATTGGAATGCGAAGCGTTTTGATTTTGAATAATTACAGCCGATCCATTCTTGAATATCCGAGATAGAAGTCTTGCCACGTTTTTCAATTGAGTTCTTTAAAACCAAAGCCATTTTTTCGAATTGTTCTACTGTGCTGTGTTGCTTCATACCGCTTCTCCAAATAGGTCAGGCTGCATGTCTTTCTCGGTACCTGCTTGAGCAATACGTTCTTGTGCTATTTCGAAGTACTTCTGCTCTTGCTCAATCCCAATGAATGAACGACCTGTATTTACACAAGCAACACCAGTGGTACCGCTTCCCATTGTGTTGTCTAGAACTGTTTCGCCTTCGTTTGTGTATGTGCGAATCAAGTACTCACAAAGAGCAACTGGCTTCTGTGTTGGATGGAAATTAGCTTTTTGCTTATCACTACTGAATAACTGAACTGAACGTGGGTACCGCTCTGTTGAGTCATAAGATTTGATATTTACTTGCTTGCCGTAATGCTCTGACCCAATGTCTTTACGCTTAGCTGTTTTACGTTCATGCCCAAAAGTTTTCATCGGGTTGAATGTCGGTTTAGCTTTGTAAAACACAAGAATGTTTTCATGTGCACGTAATGGCTGGAATTGAGCATTAAAGAATCCTGTAGCTGCTGGCTTCTCCCATATCCACTCATAGCGGAATAGCTTTAGGTTTGATGTTGCAAGTACTGCCGTGAATGGATGCGCAGCGAATAAGACAATCGCGCCATTCTCTTTGATTACTCGTTCGTACTGTTCCCAAAGTGGCTCAAACGGAATAACGGCATCCCAGCTGCAGCAAGTGGTACCGTATGGCAAATCGCAAAGGATCATATCCACAGTACCCGTTTCAATTTCCTTCATGCGCTCGAGGCAATCGCCTAACATAAGATTATGTTTCACGCTGCACCTCTCTCTTCCACTCTTGAACTGTGGTACTCAGCCATGGCATAAAGCTTTGCCATTGATTTGTCACAGTTCCGATCAGACATGATTTGTGGAATACGTGATTCAACATATGCTGTACGCTTGTCAAAATCCTCTTTTGTCATTGGAGTTGCTTCTGCTTTTTCCTCGCTGCCAGTTTCGGCACACAGAACACTGAGATCTATTTGGGGTGGCTTAGACCATTTCGTCTGCGTAATCCCTTTTTCAACAAACTCATTCACTACATCAACATAGTTATCTTTGAATGCTTCATATGCGTAATACGAAGAACGCTCATAGTTATTCGAGTAGTTGAGATTTGAAAACATCTCATAACAACGGTTGTAAGCTTCTTTTTCTGCATTTGTAATTTCAACATCACGGTCAGAAAGCCATTTGACAATGTTAGCTAAAGCTGCATTCTTCTTTTTGAATGAATCAACTGCACGCTGCTGCTCAGTACCGAAACCTTGAATACCTAAACACCACTTGCGGAACATTGCAGGATCAGGGCAGTAGCCACTGTCACGGACCATGCAAAGGCCTTTATCTATTTGTTCACGAGTAAGTCCATCAATGCAGATCTTCATTGCATGATTGATTTGTTCTGTTTTAATTCCTTCAAAGGTTTTTTCAAATGAACGTGGGGCAATTGCTTTGAAGATACCGACAACTTTTGCAGAGTTGATATGTTCTACAGCGTTTTGATTGCTAGAAACCATACTGTTCATAGCCAGCCTCCTCTTTTGCGATTAACTCTTGAATTTCAGACATACGAGTTGAAGCTTGGCTTTGATTACCAAAACCATGATTCTGTTGTTTTGGAGCGAATAGACCTTGATAGTTTCCAGTGATTGAGGTTTTTAAAGATTGGTTAGAACCTTCATAACCCCATTCAATGAAGTCTTTGTAGATAGCGTTTAGAGCATTCTTAGTTAATTTGGTTTTAGCTTGTTGAGAACGGTTTGCTACGTACTGTTCCCAAAGTTCAAGATCACAAAGGGTTGCAAAGGTGTTTTTAGTAAGTTTGATAACTTCATCAAAACTTAACTTGCGTACTCTGTCTTTGCGTTCTTTTTCAGCTTTTGCTTTCTCTTCAGCTTCTAGTTTTTGTTGTTCAAGAAGGATCTGTTTTTGAGTTTCTTGATAAACAAAAAAATGAGCTTCAAGCGGTTTGTTTGAGCGAAGCGAGTTAAATAAATTATCTATAATTAAATATCTATAAATAATATCTATTGTGTCTTTAGTTTCTAAAGTGCCTTGCGCTTTAGTTTCTAAAGTGGTGCTATTTAGTTTCTGAAGTGCTTTAGTTTCTGAAGTGCTTTTGTTACTAAAGTGCTCAACAAGTGAAATCTCATTTAATTTGTACTTGTTCCCTAGCTTAGGATTGGTAGCAACAATAGAAATAACACCGAACTCAATAAGCTGCTTTAAGCCTGCACGAACTGTAGCTGTGCTCAACTTACGAACATGCTCTTCTAGGCCTTCAATTTTTCTGCCTTGTAGTTGTGAGTAGCTAACAAAGTCAGACTCTTTGTTGAATCCACTAATGTATTCCTCTAGCTCGGCATAGACGTTACGAGCAGCATCACCAAGAAATGGCTTAACTTCATTCCGATAAAGCCGACTAGACATAACGTAGCCTTTGTCGAATTTATCTGACATGGCTTGTCGCTCTTTTTTCTTAGCAGTAGATGGGTGCAACGTAATAACGTTGTCCTCCTCCTGCTTATGTGCTAAATTTGTCTTCATTCATTAGTTCCTGATTGATGAATACGACCGCAAACCTGTTCGCGCAGGAAGCGGTTTTTTAATATCCGAATTCTTCTAAACGTGGCGCTATAGCCGTGTGTTGGAAGTCATTAATTTCCGAAGCACGATTCATAGAAAGGCGCGCCAAGAAAAAGATCGAATCAATTAATTGCTTGTCATAGCATTGATATTGTTCAGGAATTATCTTTAGACCAAGCTTGTCCAATAAAACACAAATAGTCTCAAGATCTGTTAAGCCATTGCTTTTCTTGTCATTTTTAAACTTAGATATCCAAGGGCCATCAAATCCGATTTCCTCTCCGAGAGCAGAATTCACAACACTTCCAAGTGAATGCAAAATGAGCGTATGTGTATTTCTGGCTCTTGCGTTTAATTCAACTGATAATTTGCTCATGGTTTAGTTCCTAAGCGGTTGCATTAGTTCGTTTAATTGGCTCTTTGCCACTTGCTAAGTCTCTGATTTGGTATTCGCGAGCTAAAGGGATTTTTTCATTTGGCCACTGGTATACAGCAGGAGGCTCTATCCCTAATAACTTTGCTAAGCCAACACCATTCACACCAAGCAACTTGTAAGCTTCCTGTTTGGTCATTTGCTCAACCTCAAAAATAAGATTTCTTAGTATTAAAACAAAGATAACTTATTTTTGCAAGATGTAAGATAACTTATATGAAGAAACTAGAAACTATGGGCCAGCGTATTCGCGCCTTACGAAGAGAAAAGAAATTAACTCAAGGCGATTTGGCAAAAATCGTCGGGGTTAGTGCGCCTAATGTCACTGGTTGGGAGAAAGATGCATATGCACCTAAAGCTGATCCTTTAAGTAAAATGGCCGCTTATTTTGGTGTGTCCACTTCGTATATAACAAATGGTGATGAAAGCGGCCCCCAATTGGACAACAATGCTGTTCAATTAAATGTTCTTGATATTGAAGCCTTTAAGCAGAAGTACAATATTCCAGATAGTGAAGAAGCTGTTAAGTTTGTTCAAACATCAGATAAACCATTCCCTATTCAAAAAAGATACGTTCCCGTCAAAGCTTATTCAAAGATGGGAATGGATGGGTACTTCACTGATATGGGGTATGACGGAAATGCGGGTGATGGCTATGTTCCAACTCATACAGCGGGTCCAAGAGCTTATGGCATTAAAGGCACTGGCGACTCCATGTTTCCAGCAATTCGTAATGGCTGGTATGTTGTATGCGACCCTGATGCAGATCTTGTGCCGAATGAGTTTGTTCAGGTGTGCTTGAAGGATGGAAGATGCACAATTAAAGAATTTGTCGGCATCAATGGTGGGGTTTTAAGTTTGCTTTCTGTGAATGGTGGGGAGCGATTTTTCTTTGAAATGGACGAGGTTGAAAGTATTACCGCTATTACAGATATCGTGCCGCCAAGTCAGCACAGACAAGAACATCCTTATTCGCATTAATCACAGGAAGACTTATGGACAATTCAAAACTACCAATCAATCAGATTATTGCTCGCATCAATGATGCTGCGAAACATGGTGAAGCTTTGGTGCTAACAGCCGAAGAAGTGAAGATTCTTTCCAAAGATATTGGCGACAAAGTCTTTATTCCTGTGCTTACTAATGAGCAGGTCGTGCAGTTGGTAAAAGAAGGAAAGCTGGGGCAGAAAATTAAATAATAAAAAAAGACCGATAGTAAGTCGGTCTTTCCACCCAAGCTTAGGAAGGTCTTGGATTGACTAATGTTGGCAGCATTAGCCTTTGCGCCCACCAATATCACAAGATAATTGATAAGTTGAGAATAACATATGTTTGGAGAATTAGTAAAAAAGATTAAGACTTGGTACAAAGGAGATCCAGGTCTAATTGACAGCAACCCTGCTACTGGCATTGATACAATTATAAGGGAGCCTTATAGAAGTCCTGTTGCTAGGTTTTTGAGTTATTTTATTGAGCCATTCATTGCCCTATTGATACTAATTAAGCAAGAATGGAAGTACTTTTTAACTACTTTTTTAACATTGATTACAGTGCTTATTGCTGTTCTTTCTTACATTGACAAGATGAAAGTTTGTTAATTAATGCAACAATAAATACTAAAAAAAATACCAGAGATAGGGCGCCAAAAAAGAACCCAAGATAAGTATGTCTACCTAAAGTGAAAATAGAAAATGATAATGCACCGCAACTAGAGAACATATTTAAGCAGAAATAAAGGTTTTCTTTGCTCATCTCAATAAACTCCAAACAACCCACCCCGTGTGGGTTTTCTTTTGTCTATTAAAACACAAAAGTAAGATTTCTTAAATTAAAATAAGATTTCTTATTGACAATAAAACTAAGTTTTCTTATATTTATCTCATCGACAAACAAAAACCGCCATAGGGTTCGAAGGCTAGGCGGTTTGCATCTAATGCGGAGATAAGTATGAACATAAAAGCCAACATAGTCAAATCCATGGGATTCGTAGGAGTAGTTAGTGCTCTAACTGCTGCTTATGCCTTCACCCCTGCTAATAACGAACCTGTAACGGTTGCAGCTCCTTTCAAAGTTGAATCAATCGACCCTGAAAATGAACAAGCAGTACTTCAAACTGCAAATGAAAAGTTCACATTAGAAGTTGATTTTGATGCTCAGTACTCAATTGATGGCAACGGCTATCAAGCTTGGCGTGAAGTTGAAATTAACGAAATTAAAGACATTCGCGTTTATGACGAAGATGGCGAGGTATTGGCTTACGTTGATCGTTTGGATGTAGTTGAGATTAAAGATCTTATCGAATCAGGAATTAGAGAGCGCATTTAAGCGCTCCATGGTGAATGTTATGAATGCACATCCTGAAATTATCGAAGTATCAAGACTTCAAAATCTTATTAAAGATTCTGTAAATGCCCTCCTTCCACTTTCTAGTGAGAAAGACACAGTCATCACTGATGGTGGCAATTGGATTCACTTGCGTTATGTAGGTCGCGGTACTGAGCAGATCCAATTGGAGCTAAGCGATCATTTTTCTATTAAGACGAAGATTGCTTACCTAAGTGAAACTTTAAAACGGTTGGCTGAAATTAGAAAAGAGTTGAGAGGTGGGTGATGGGAACTAGACATTTAATTTGTGTGCAGCACAACAACGAATACAAAGTTGCGAAATACGGTCAATGGGATGGTTATCCAGAAGGTCAAGGTGTTGGAATATTGGAATTTCTAAATGGAGAATTTAACAAATCTCTTTTTATTCAGAAGCTCGACAACATTTTTGAACCTACAGATGAGCAAGTTAAAGCTTGGTATAGAGAAGCTGGTAACACTCGTGAAGATGGTTATGTTGACTTTGATGTGTCTAAACGTTTTTCGGCTAACTACCCTTCTTTTTCTCGTGATGCTGGATCAGACATTTTGGGGATTATCCAAAATTCTGAATCACCTATTCCAATGCGCAAGTATCTTGAATTTGCTGCTGAATCACTTTTTTGCGAATGGGCGTATGTAATTGACCTAGATAAAAACACTTTTGAAGTTTTTCAGGGTTTCAATAAGTCGCCTTTAGATAGTAATGAAAGGTTCTCTTCGGTTACCTCACCAGATAGCAATGAAGGTTATTACCAAGTGAAATTTTTGGAATCATTTGATTTGGATAATTTGCCATCTGAAGCGGATTTTATTGCTCAGTTAGAACGTGAAGTGGATTAGGAGAAGATTATGAATGCGCCAGTGCAACACTCAGGACAAAACCCTTTTGCAGTAACTGCTCCTACAACTCAAGCAATGTCTACAGTTCAATCTGATAGTCAACGTGCAATTGCAGAGGTTCAAGCTGCTTTGGTTATTGCTAAGCAGTTCCCACGTAACCCAATTGAAGCTTATGACCGGATTATGAACGCTTGCCAGCGTCCTGGTTTAGCTCAATCGGCTGTTTATTCTTATGCTCGTGGTGGTAGTTCGGTAACTGGCCCATCAATTCGGCTTGCAGAAATGCTTGCTCAGAATTGGGGGAATATTCAGTACGGTATCCGTGAATTGTCTTCTGAAAATGGCGAATCTACGGTTGAAGCATTTGCTTGGGATGTTGAGACAAATACCCGTCAAACAAAAGTTTTTCAGGTTCCACATATTCGTTATACACGCAATGGATCTAAAAAATTAACAGATCCACGCGATATTTATGAATTGGTTGCAAACAATGGTGCTCGTCGTCTACGTGCATGCATCTTGGGTGTAATACCGGGTGATGTAATTGATGATGCTGTTAATCAGTGCGAAAAGACAATCCATGCAAGTGCAGACACTTCACCAGAAGCTGTGCAAAAACTTGTTGTAGCCTTTGAGCAATTCAATGTCACCAAGAAAGACATTGAAGACTACATTCAGCGTCGTCTTGATGCTATTACAGCAGCCAATATCGTTGCGCTTCGCAAGATTTTCACTAGCTTACGTGATGGAATGAGCTCACCTAAAGACTGGTTTAAAAATGTCACCGTGAAGGAAGTTGGAGAAGTTCAGGAAGTTAAACCAACTGTACCAGACAATGAGTTTCCAGTTCTCCTGGAGCAAATCAAAGCGGATGCAGTTACTAAAGAGTATGTATTAGAAGGCTATGCACTTACTAATGCACAAATAGCTGAGGTAAATGCACTATGAAGCTATTCCGATGCTCAAGCCTACATAAGCTTGTAGGCGACTCTAAAACTAAAGGCTCAGTTCTTAGCGATACAGCTAAGACTGAGATCAGAACAATCGTTAAGGAGGACTTGACCACATTCAAGTCTTTCAAAGGCAACCAGTACACGGCTAAAGGTAATGCGCTTGAAGAAATTGCAATTAGCCTGTCTGGCAAGGTTCGTTTTCGTCAGTATTTGAAACATGAAGGACGTTTGGAAAATGAGTTCATCACTGGTGAATGCGACATTCTCGATTTAAACAATAAATTGATCCTCGACACTAAATGCACTTGGGATATTGGGACTCATCCATTCTTTCAAGATGAAGCAGAAGAAAAGGCAAAGAAGGCGGGCTATGACTGGCAGATGCAAGGCTACATGTGGCTTTACGACTGTGAGCAAGCAATGGTTGACTTCTGGTTACTCCCTTGCCCTATCGAGCTTACAAATGATTGGGATGACAGAGAGCAGCTAATTGATTTAGTCGAGCGTATTGATTTAAGAGAACGTTTAACAACTGTCACCTACAAACGTGACGAAGCAATGATTCAAAAGATCAAAGACAAAATTCCACATGCTCAAGAGTACTACGCAAAGTTATATCAAGAGCGCATTAAAGCGAAGGTGGCAGCATGAAACAAATCGAATTAAACACAATTAGCGGTACTTCTGACCAGATCGCAGAAGAGATTTTTAAGAAAATTATTGGGCCTATGGTTGATGAAATGAATAGCCAAGATAAAGACTCAGCAAAGGTTTTCACATTCTCAGTAATGTGGCTTGGTATGGCTTTATATGCTGCTCAATTTGAACCGCACAATGCTAAAAAAACAATTCAATTCAGTGTTGATCAGTTCATGGCAACGTTTGACAAATTCAGCAAAAGACCGAGCTAAGGAGCAGCAGCATGACAGATTTGAATAAGGAACGAGAAGTTAATTTACGCTTTGAACAAGATGATGGTTTTGTTTGGGTGTTCGATGGTGATAGTCAATTTGGCACCGAAATCAGTCATTTAATGATGATGCATGCAGATGAATATAACGAAGATGAATTACGTGTTACTTGTCACCATGCAGCATGTGAAATTGACAGACTTAGAGCAGAGCTAGAAAAAGCCAAAGCTCAGGCGGTGCCAGAGAAAAAGATTTACTTAACCTGTGAGCAATTATATGCAGCAGCAAACTTTGGTGCACCAAACAAAGATCCAGAACTTTTAGAAACTGAATTAACAATTGCTTGGTTTGATGAAGCTCATAGCGGCAGTGGTTACTACGTTTATATAAGTGAGTATCCAGAAGAAGGTGCAATGAAGCTGGAAAGCGAATCGGGAGCTGAGGGATGAGTGAAGTAAACCAACGTTTCGAGCAAGTCTTCAAAGTTTCTATGGATGAAATGAACAAAGTAAATATCGATGTTTATGGCATTGCAATGGCAACTATTATGAAGCCTGCTTTAGTAACTATGAAGCCAATCTTTCAGCTTATTTATGAGCAAGGCGTGAAAGATGGAAAAGCGGAAAGTAAGGAGGGGTGATGGGACAGGTAATTAAAATAGAGGCTAGTATTCTAGAAAAGATTGTTGCAGTAGCTGAACGTATTGCCCAGTCAAAAGAAGAACGCCGAGTTGGTCGTGAAGAATTTGCACACATGCTCAATATCGAACCTGAAACTCTAGACGCTCGGATTCGTGAAGGCAGATACCATAGACCATATAAGGATGGGCGAAAAAGTTTTTGGTTATTGTCATACGTGCAATCTGTCGTTACAGACACAAAAGAATCTGGTAAAGTAGCCACCTATTGA